ATTAGTTGCAAAGTCTTTTGGATTTTTAACAATACCAACTCTTCTAAAATCATTTACTTGAACAACATCAGAATCAGATGGTTCAAGTTTTGATTGTAACATTACATAATGTCCACCAAGTTCTGCAATGTCATCAGTACCATGACCACCAGCTGGTTCAATGATTGCTTTGATTGTAGCTGCAGTTGCACCATTCCAAGATGTTAATATAGAACCAGAGATTAATGTTGACGCACTTGCATCAGTGTAAATGTTTGTACCAGCAAGGTCAAAGTTTGCAAAGGAATATCCAGTTCCGTTTGCTTGCATCTGTGAAAATGCTGCTGTACTACCAAGTTCTTGAATTGTACCACTAGTTACTTTTAATTTTACAATTCCACCAGAACCGTCACCTCTTAATTTTGTATAATAATCACCATCTGGAACACCAGTATATGTACCACCAGAGGTTACCATGAATACATATACACCTCTGTTTGCATCAGCATTTGCATTTACTGTAACAGGCATAAAGTCAGTTGTCAAGAAGTTTTGAATTTCTGAAGTTGTCATTGTATACATATACTTGATGTAATAGTTGTTATCTTGCCAGAACGGTGCATTGTTTGTTGATGTTGGTTCTGAACCAGAAATATTTGATGCACCAGTTTGAAGTTGGTCACCATTATAAAGAACTTTATAAACTTTGTGTTCAGCAGTCTTGAAAAAGAATGTAGAGTCAAATACATTTGTTGCACCACTTGAACTTGTAGTTTTTGTAGTTCCGTAGTTACCAGTAGATACTCCACCAACATCATGTCTGTACATATCAAATGCAGAAGATGTTGAGAAATCTCTACGAGGTATTACATATGATTTTGAAGAAATAAGTTTTGCAGCTAACATATCATCCCAATAATATGATTCTGGTGCAACACTATCTACTGGAGTTGGGGGGTTATTATCTGTAGTCGCACCCTCACTCGTCCAAGGAGAATGTTTACCAACAAACATATAGTACTTACTAGATGCAATATCGGCAAAGAAACTGTCTGCGTTAGACTGTCTAAATTTTTCTGTAATTATCGCTGCCATTGTTTTTTCCTATAATCTTATTTAGTGTGGTTCTCTATCATTACTCTGGTTTAGTAGGCCACTTAACATTATCTGGTGATTTATACGTTTTGGTTATATCCCTTAATTCTTGACGATACTTTTTCCATGCATCAGACATTGTAGGAGCATCTGGTAAACTCATCCAATCTGATTGACTTAGTAAATTGTTTCTTTGTAATCTTAAATTTTCTAAATCTGATGCTGGTTTTTCTTCTTTTTCATATCTATTCCACTCAGCTGCAATCGCTTCTTTTTCAGATTGACTAAGTTTTTTATCTGGTCTATCACCAACATCTTTCCATGTATATGTCATATTATGAGTCCTTTATTCCGTATAAACTTATTTTTGCATATATGTTATTACTCACAATTCTAAATCGCAAACCATGAGTTCTTCCAGCTGCTGTCATAAAACCTCCAGTCGCTCCAATTGCATAAGTACCAGATGTTTGGTAACTAGAAATTGAAGTGTAAGCTACAGTATTTTTTGCAGAATCGAATGGACTATAAACTCTTATCTGACCACCAGATATTTCATTAGCTGCATTACCAGCATTAATATGTCCTCTGAAAAATCCATTTGCACCAGTGTCTACATTCCATGTACTACTACTACCACTAGCACGATAAGAAGAAGTTGTATGACCTACAGTATTAGTATTAGAAAAACCAGACCCATCTTGAGAGGGTTCAATTCTCATTTCATTATTACCAGAACCATATACATAATGCATTATAAATTCATATATGTCATATGTATCATCAAAAACAACACCATTACTTCCATGTAAAAAATCTATAGATGATGCGTTAGTACCAGTTTGGGTTTTTATGTGTTGAAGAGTTCCAATACTAGTTAGTGAAGAACCATCAAATGCTGGTAATGTTCCAGAAGTTGCCATCTTTCCAACTGTTACTGCATTAGCAGCTAGTTTTGCAGTGGTAATAGAACCATCTGCAATATCAGCGGCAACAACTGCATCAGCAGGAATTTTTGCACCAGTTACGGCATCATTCGCTATTTTTGCAGTTGTTATTGCATCAGTAGCAATTTTTGCACTTGTTACTGAGTCACTTGCAAGAGCGTTTGCTCCTAATGTATCAATAGCCATTGACTACTCCCTATTCCTTATTAAGCGACAGCACAACCGTTGTTAGCAAGAACTGCCCAACCACCAGTTGTATTATACATCAATACCACACCATCACCTACGTCACCGAAAGTAATTGTTGTTCCACCATTTAAGGTTGCTGGAGTAAGGGTTGCGTCACCACCGTCTGTTACCATTGAGATTGTTTTCAATTGTCCGTTAACACCATTTGCAAGTGTAAACGCTTGAGCACCAGATGTTACAATTGCACTATGCGCTGTGTTAAGTGACAATGCAACAGCAGAACCACCACCAGTTGCAGTTTGAGTAGCAACAACAGTTTTTGCACCACTTAACAATACGTTTGGAGTTGCTCTTGCAGAACCAGCATCTAGAGGTAACATGAAGAAACCACTATCAGATGCAGAGTGAGGTTGACCCATTATAGTTTGACCGTGAGTATTGTTCTCACAGTTGAGTCGAACAGCACCTTGGTTGTTTGCACCACCAGATGAACGAATTGCAACATGACCAGTTCCTTTTGGAAGTAATGCAAGGTCAACATTGGTTTCACCAGATGCACCAATAATCGGAGCAGTAGATGTACCAGCTGAAGCTGCACCACCAGTAGCGGCATTTGTAACTTCAATTTCGTTTACTGCACTTGCAGTTGTTTGGAAAATGATTTGTTCAGCACCGTTTGCATCTGCGATAAAACCAGCGTCTGCAAACTTAGGTGAAGTTAAAACTGGTGAAGTTAAAGTTTTATTTGTAAGAGTATCCGTAGATGTTCTTGCAACAAGTGTATCAGCACCAGATGGAATTGTTACAGTTCCACCATTTGTAATGGATGCGATAGTTGGTGTAGTTAAAGTTTTGTTAGTTAGAGTATCAGTCGTTGCTCTTCCTACAATTGTATCAGTACTAGTTGGAAAAGTTAGATTTGATAACGCAGAACCGTTACCTAGTTTGGTGTAGATTTCTACGAAGTTGTCGTTAATCTTGTCTCCACCAGTTCTAAGGTCATCACCAGTACCGTCATTAGCGGAAGAACCAAGACCTAATGCTTGATATGCCATTTTAGTTGTCTCCTAATTTAATATTTTTCATTTATCTATTTATTTATGTGGGTAAATCCCCTACGTCAAAAGTTTTTGTACTTGAATCAAACTTAAATACGTTTGATGAGAACCTTTCTGGTATTGATGTATTATCAAACTTCAAGTTATTTCTATCAAAAGTCAAATATTCATCATCAAATCTAGGTATACTCGACCCAGAAGATACAGTGTTTTGTGTATCAAACTTATTTATACCACTGTCAAAAGAAACATTTGTATCACTAAAGTCTACTTTATATTTTCCTACTACATCTCTTGGAACTGTGTCACCACCAGAACCATCAAACTTAATAGTAGAACTATCGAACTTAATACCAGTATCACTCATTAATGTTGTAAGAACAGTTTCATCAAATGTCTGGAAGGTATTGTCAAATGTGATATAATCATTATCAAACGCATTAATTCTTGCACCTCTATCAATATCAATCTGTCCAGGCGGTGGTACATTAATTCTAGTATCAAATGCAGCTAATGGTATTGTACCAGTTCCATCATCTACTTGGTCAATACGAATATTTGCAAATTGACCTATTGTAAAATACTCATCATTTAATCTATCAAAAACTTTTGTTTTATTCATAGTCGGATAGTTTGGTATATTATTAGCAGTATCTCTTGGAGAAATTGCAAATGCGTATTTTGGTAAAAGGTCTAGAGTTGGGCCGTGTGCAGAAGGTGTTCTCGCAACACCAACAATTACATTGTTTATTCTGGTAAGAGTTGTATCTCTAGTTGTGTTAGGTAAATCTGTATGACTTTCTACACCAACTTTTGGAGTTGAACGTAATGAAGTTCCGTCATCAACTGTTCCTAATCGTCTACCAAATACAGCAGAGAACAATGTTCTGAATAGAGATGCGAGTTCTGGAGTAAATGAATCTACAGTCTGTGCAGTCATTCTTGCAGTTGCTTTACCTACAACTTCAACTTCACCAAATACTTGCCAACCAGCAGGGTGAACAGTTGACTTGATTGCATCTCTCCACTCGTTAATAGATTGACCAACCCTAACAACATATGAATAGTCTTGATAGTAATAACTGTCTTGAACTTTCATAACGTCTTCAGATATTTTACCATCAGCACCAAAGAACTCACCAGAAGTTTTTCCTATAGTTCCAACAGTTGCACTACCAGTTGCAATATTAATATTTGCAATAGTTCCAGATGCACTACCAGTTGATACTGTATTTCCTACTACAAGGTTTGCAGTAGTATTCATTGATAGTAATTGTCTAGTATTATCAAATGCAGTAACCGTTCCAGAATGTGAAGTTAATGAAGAACCAGTAACAAATGTTCCAGTAATATCTTTTAAAACTGCATGACGAAATGCAGTAAGAGTTGGTGCAGAATTATAATTAAAACCTTGGTTAGTAAATTCAAAAGAACCAACACCACCAACACCAGAAGTTGAACCAGTTAAAAGTTTTGCACTTGCACCACTAGTAGATGTAATGCTTGTAACAGTTGGAAGTTTTGCATAACCGTTTCCTTTTGATATCATTCTTACATCAGTAATTTCACCAGCTTGAGTTGCAACACTAAGGTTTGCAAATGTGCCTGTTTCCAGAACAATCTTTGTTCCTTCATATGAGTCTTGATAAAATGATTGACTTGTTTCTTCAAGTGTGATATGGTCAGTTGCAGACATTTCATAAGCAGTTAAACTTCCACTCTCTGGTGCGATACCACCACCGACAACTGATACTTGTGCTTGAGCACCAGAACCATCAGTTCCAGAATTATCTAAAACTAAATTATCCCCAACTGCATATCCAGTTCCAGCATCATCAATAATAATTTCATCTACTTGACCAACTTTAACAGTTTGTACTTTTGCAATCGCACTATTACTACCACCAGAAGATATATTAACTGTTTGTCCAGAGGTGTAATATGCACCTTCATTTGTTATAGATGTATCAATATTAATACTATATGGAGTAAAAGAAACATCTTGGTCTGTGACTGCTGATGTTCCTTTGATAGTCTCTCCTTGAACAAATGTACCATTAATTGTTTCTGCATCTAATTCTAATTCAATGATATCTGTTTCTGCCTCTCTAAATGTAATAGAGGAAACCACAATTGCAGTTGCAGCTGAAGTTTGACCAGTTACAGTCACACCAATAAGCTCTGAAGGAACACCAG